CATGCCGCGGTGTTTACACTTGATTATTTGGAGATACGTCTAAGTCGACAGCAAATATTGAAATGAGAACAAGGATGTCACTGACCACCATGATTCTGTTCAATGAGATTTCGTCGACCCGACTTGATTGCAAATACCCTTACAATTAGTAGCCATAACATAAGAAGCCGTAAAGTTTATCGCAGTCATCTCCGAGTGAAGGAAGCCGTGGAGTTAGTGTGATTCATTCCCAAAATAGGCAGCAGCATAAGCTCTGTTACTGTTCATTTAAGAACGCGACACAATGAGCCGCGGCTAGCTTATAAATGGACGCTGAAGTTCAAGAGTTGAGTCTTGTCACGTACTTGTGCTCGTGACTTTTTTCTCTTATCTTCCTACGGAACCGGCTCATAAGCAAATTTACAAATTATTACAGTTTCACAACCAATGATTGTTTTGCGAAAACTAAGAGCCAATAAAGACTCTTGATAAGTGATTTCACTATTTTTGTATAAAATGAGGAACTGATACCCGATATGATTGACTCAGTGGGAACCGATGTCCGTGCATAACGCATCCAATCAGTTACGCTGTTCCACATAACTCGGAGAGATAGCTGTGACAATAATTGGGTTACTGTGCCATCACAATGAACCCACGGAAACGCAAGCTATCGGAGGATGCACTATTGCCACCGGTCTTGCCACCAAAACGCTTTCATCTCCCGGAAGATATAATTATTTACATGGGGAAGTTCCTGCACTTCGAAGACTATCGCAATTTTATAAGATCCATTTGGCCCAACAACGGGGAGAGTGAGAGTATTCGTGCGAAATTGTGGCTAATGTCCACATACAGAAAAAAAACTACATTCATGAACGGCAAGCGCTTGGAGGTTGAGTACAACTTCGACGACTCAAGAAGAGGAGAAGATCGCTTTCTCATCAATGTCGACTATTTGCTACCGATATTTAATAGGGTCCCTGCGGAATTGAACGGTAAATTCACTAGCGTATCGAATCTGAGAAACTTTGTCAGAACCCAAGTTAACATGAACAAGTGCTCCGAATATGGAAAAGCCTTCTGCCCGTGTCACCTGATAAACAAGGAAGGAAGGGGCTGGGAAACTTTCGTGAAGCCTCGGGAAGACACCTGTCGATATGGGCACTTTCAGCACTATTGCTCGTATCACGTCATACACTGGTTGAATGTCTTCAAGAATACTACGATCCAGCTCCATCAAAAGTCAGAGTTTATGAGTGAGCAACTGGCCGAAAGTTCTTTGCTTTTGCTAGATGACCATGTCTATGTGCGAGGGGTAGAAATGCGTTGGCGGGGGCCACTGCTTATTAGAATGGTATAGGAGGTGATTTCGCTCTTCAATAAGGTTTGGTTAAGGTGTTTTTTTATAACGGTGAAAGGAGTGTATGTGTGGACTGGTGACAACGTGTCTGGCATCTAATTCAATGTATGTCATCATCTGGTGCTTTGTAATAAACTTTTGTATACAATACGTGTACGTTTATTTTGACCTGTAACCTTATTGCTGAGGAATGATGGGAAGCGAGGTAGGTAATGTTTATAGGGCAATCATTCCCAGCTTCAAACTAGATATTTAGTTGATACTACTTAACTAAATGGCTACTGACAACCCAAGCAACGGAGTCGTGTAGGTATGTTTTAGTTTGATAGGACTTTTAAGTTTCAAAGCTCTTCATAGCGCTCTATATCCCCTGATCATCCTGCGCTGTATCATGAACAAGTGAGACGTTTTACACTGTGCCAGCAGTATTTTGTCGGCATGTTAAACGTAGCACCGTTTTACATGAGCAAATGAACGGGCATGACGTCAGCAATGCGGAGTGTCGGAATGTCGGGAGTTTTATAACAAAAAACGACCGAAAATATAATATCATTAATTATTTATTCAAAAAACATAATTATAAAGCATTTTATTGGCTATGTTAGATACTTTGAAAGCAAACAGACTGAACACAATCCAAAACAATTGGGACAAGAGAGGAAAAAAGTGTGGCAACTGCTTAACTCTAGATAATTTTTCTCAACGTTTCCACTTTCAATCTTACAGAATTTTACGAATCCATCCGATGACTGTCACCCCACTCTTCCTGTTCTTATTCCCATGAAACCCCTAAGAGTGTTGCCCACAGCCACTCTTTCCTAACGCTTATTGTATCGCATTTGCGCGCGGGCCTAGGAAAACTGTGGAAAACCTGGCCGATACAAACGGCTGTAGTTTTACTGAGTTTCAGTTGGTTAGCGCCATTAGAAACTCAGCAAAACTGCCTATCGCTGTATGATGATAGGCAAGCCGGTGAACATAGTTAATCGATCAACCGTTCATGCATCAGCGACCATACACTGTCCACGCACAACGGCCTCTGCATCTTATAAAATATTAATACAAATACACAAAATGTTTATACCCGTCTTTACCGATAATACTGGCTTTGGGGGCATCAATTCGATTTTTCTAGCAACTCAGTAAGAAAGTGTAATCATCTATCATTCAGTAGAACATCATCATCAAAAGCTTTCCACTTTTTTCTTAAGTTGCGGTAAAAATTGAATCGACGACTGCCATTTCGGGAACTGCTAGTAAACCAAATCACGAACTAGCAGTACCAGCGAAATGTAAAACTTAACACACTAATTATATTCTATAAATATCCATGCATATACTTATCGAGTTAGAAAGTAGAACTAGACTCAGGAGACGAAACCGATTTCCAATATTGGGATTCCAATTCGGCATAATTAGTGTCGTTTAATTGGTCGGCCAACTTAGCAAATAAGTCTGCATTTTTAATCTGAGAAAGTGGTGTACAGATCCCCTGTCCGAGTTCAAAACAAACGAAGTGCTTCGGTCCGAGCGTACCATCTTCCATTAGTTGCTGTCCACAGCAGGGCTTGTTGATACCCCGACACTGAAAATAAACAATATAACATTAATTTTGTTGACGATTTACTAAATTTACGATGACTATTGCAGCAGAATGTAACCATTCATTGGACCGGGAAAGAGCCGTTGAATACTGTCTACAAATGCAGTGTGGAAAAATAATATATTCAACGATCTGTTTGTGCTCAAGGATGATAGTTTTGCTCCTCTATCATGTTATTATTATTACAGAATGCATATTATTGTAATAGGTGGACACTCAATTATTTGACATATTGTCATTAACGTACTATTTATCGACGATGATGGTGATATATTGAATGACGAGAAATACAAGAATGAAACAACTAATGGTGAGGGCGGTTTAGCGTGAGGTACAGGGGCATATGATATTACACTTAACGGAGAAGTGACAGCAATAATGTACTCACATATTTCCAATTATCGATGCAGCTGGGCTCGGGTTTCGGGGCTGGATCCTGTACTTGATGGAAGTTGATTGTCAACTCGGCGGTTATTGGCTTGGTGACATCGATATTGATGACACTTGATTTGGGCTCTGGCCCGGCCGTACTTGACGTAACTGCGAACTCCCTGTCTTCTGTCCACCCGCTGACTGGAGGACTGCTGACTCCGTCTTGCTTCACATAATTTGGATTGGGCTTTATCCCGTCTTCTGTCACGATGAATTCAGTCTCGGATGCCCAGTCGCCTGACTTCTCTCCTGATACCATATCAGGCCGTGCCTGCACCATCACTGCTGCACCGAGTAAAAACCACAGTACCTTCATGATCTCAGCAATGCTATGATATTTGTCGTCTCTGTGAACAGAAAGAAGTTTAATTATAAGTCTGCTCCCTTGCTTCTCGAACAATTACGTACGAGAATCAGTCCGAAGATGAGTTTTAGAAGCAGTAGAAATTTTTCTTTTATTTCTTACGTTGAAAAAGTCGTCCGACGTTCAGGCCCCCGTGGCTACAGTGCTTCTGAAAATACTACAGGAATGTGGACACTTATATACACCCATTCGCTGACGTCAACTACTCCGTCCAACGATCCCGTAATCACGTCAAAAAAAACTCAAATAGAAATAAACGAGCCGGGATTTTCAACATGCCTACAACGCGTGTGAATAAACATGTAATCTAGTCTCCCATAGAATTCCTGCGTCATGTGCTAAAATGTGGAGCTCGTTTATCGCTGGGAATTTTCTAGCGGCGTAGGAGTCTTTATTAATAGCTGGCCCACAATTTTAATTGTGTTGAATCAATGAGGAAAAGTGAAACTCTAAATACAAATGGCTCTTTTGTTCATGCCCCCTAATGAAGGGCCTCTCGACGTGCTGAATAATTTATACGGATTACACTGTCTCAGTTCCTCTTCTATGCCGGTTCCACCACGTGGTCATGTAAGTTGCATTATACTGCAGTGAGATGCATAATTTTATTTTATAAHATCCGAAGCCTGCTTCCAGAATATTAGCTGACACTGTAAACCATAGACAACTACCCGGCATTCATCACCTTCTAGGGTATCAAGTGTCACATCAGCGAATTCTTATGTTCAAGCATTTCCCGCCAGCATTTCATGCAGCACCATGTGACACCGTGCCGTTTAAAAGGGAAATCGAAACTACGGACGACGCGTCTGACTTCATGGCCTGATCGCGAGCGTCGTGTTTGTTTTTGTAATTGTACTTAGGTATGCAATGAACGATGACGGAAGTTAGCCTTATCAAGTAGGTATTCCAAAAATAACTGGTTCCTTCGGTATTATCAGTGCGCACGCACACATTGAAAACTCTTATTAGCTAAGCTTGTTCCAAAGATTCTCAAAGTTACAAATATTGCCCCACATTACTAAACCACATTATTTAGTGGTGGCTCCACGGCAGCTGTGACCTTAGGTGTCGAACAATAAAGTCAAAAGTCCTACCCAGTAAACACAGCGTTATGCTGTTGAGAACTCCCAAGTGGCAACATGACCTGCTGGCACAAAAACTGACTGCTCTGTCCTAATTGCTTGTTGGCGTTTTCTATAACTATGTATAGCAAATGTGGCCGCGCTAACTCATTTGTTTGGCAGACGACGCCTCCGTATTGATTCCGGAATAAGCATAGGAAAGATGTGCTGTTCTTTGATAGTACTGGTTCGGGACGATTACCCTCTGGTCAACTGGGTGACTTGGCGCATTTTTCAACGTTAGAACAGCATCTTTCGGTGCATAGTGCACGGCATTGTGCATGTGAATATTAATGTTGTACCAAGGTTGGAAACAAATGGCCGCGCGTGTAATCATTTCGGTGGGGCTGCACTGATAATAATTGTTTTGATATGAAGAGGTTACGATACGTGAATAAAATAAAAGGCCAATAGCTTTCGTCACGGAGTCAACTTTGGGCAGTTCAGCGTTGATAACGTGCGTGTTTTCTTGCAATCACGATGAATTCACGGAAGCGCAAAATATCGGAGGTTTCATCATCACCACCGGTCTTAACATCGAGACAAATTGTTTTACCGGAAGATATAATTCTTTATATGGCCAACTTTTTGTGCTTTGTGGACTATCGCAGCTTCATAAGAGCACTTTGGCCCAACAACGATGAAAGCAACATAGTTCAAGAACAATTGTGGAAACTGCTGATCCCTGACAGAATCACCACGACATTCATTAACGGCAAAAGATTAGAGATTGAATTCGACTATGATCCATGGAGAGCAAAGGAGGATGAGGTTCTCATCAATCTGGAGTCCTTGTTACCTGTGTTCGGCAAAAACAGTCATCCCTCCTGCCATGGACAAGTTCATAAGCGTGTGGAAGATACAAAATTTTATTAGGAAGCACGTACAGTTGGACAAGTGTTCAGATTATCTTTATGCCTCTTGCCTGTGTCACCTCGAGAAGAATGGCAACCGAAGCGCTCGAACGTTTAGCAAGCCTCCTGCGGAACCGTGCGAACATGGACATTTTCACCATTTTTGCTGGCAACACGTTAGTCATTGGCTGAATAATTTTTTGAATAATTCCCTTACGCCCCATGGGAATGCATTCTTCGACGAGGAAACCACCAAAGGTTACTTGCGGTTCCTGGGAAGGACAATCAAATTTCCGGAGACAACCGAATGACAGCGGATTTAAAGCAACGCCGGCGTCAATTTGCATATAGGAATAATGCAACTCATGTAACCTACTGATGTCGTACAATTAACAAAGTGTCATGTTTCAAGTATGTTGAGTTTTTTTTTCCCATAACCTGACGACTATAGAATGATAGAAAGAGTGCAGGATAACGAAACTCACTAAGTGAGAAACATTTCTACCATATGCATACCAGATGTGTATGAATGCATGGTCACGCCATAGTTGTTTGTACCATGTGACCGATCAGAGCGCTGAGCACAACGTTCGATGTCATCCTTTATGTCCTACCCTTACCCAAATGGAATGCCTAGCCCGCGCGCAACGCCAAGAGCAACTTTGACAGACATTTTGCCATTGGCTCTGTACCACGCGTGTGAAGTCACTAAGCACCGCATACATCAGACTAAGCGATGGATTGTAGCATAGAATGCATAGCAGCCATTCGTTACACCGTTACAGCACCTACCCGCGTCCTGCTGCTGTTCTTCGTGCTAGAACTTTAAACATTGAAATAGGTTTTCTTTCTGTTGAGTACTTAGTAACTAAGAAATGTAAGCCGGGGTAACCACAGGACATCAAGCACAGTGTCATACTGTAGATTCATCCAGCAGAATCAGGTCCGGGTGAACCTTTCTTCATAACGCACTAGTTGAATGTTGAGTGCCAAGGTATCGGGGGTTTTACAATAAAGAACGAATAACATCATATTATCATGTGCAATTTATTCAGAAAATATAATTATGGTGCATCACTTTGGCCATGTTTGACAATTCAAAAGCGTATTTACTAAACATAATCTAAAATTAACTTGAAGAGTTAAAAGCTCTTATTAAACTTACGGTTCAATAAAACCTTTGAACTTTTTTCTTAAGATGTAGTAAGAATTGAATCGACGACAGCAATTTCGGGAACTCCTCGTAAGCCAAACATACATCTCAATGACTAGCAGTACCAGCAAAATGTAAAACGTTAATGTATACATTTTACTTTACATAAGTTAATGCATATTCCTCTTAAGTTAGTAACAAATCGTTCGTCTAACTAGACTGTGTGAACAGACTGCCAATATTTGTTATGCAGTTCCGCGTAATTGGTGCTGTTCAGTTTAATGATCAACTTAGCAAAGAAATCTAAATTAAAAATTTCATGGAGTGGTGTACAGATCCCCCGTCCGAATTCAAAACAAGTCCAATACTTATGTCCTAACGTACCATCTTCTAGTTGTCGTGTCCGCAGCAGGGCTTGTTGGAACCTCGGCACTGAAAGTAAACAATATAACATTAATTTAGTCGACGTTCATAAAGCAAGCCGATGTGCAGCTTATGAAGGGGGAATTAGATTTTCACGATGGTTGACGATACCATGCGTCACTCGCATGTAACTAAATGTACGATGTCTATTCCGATATAAAATCATTTATCGGATCGGAAGAGTGTCGTTAAATCCAGCCTACAAATTTGGGTGACCTAGAACTTAGGTTCTCCGATTTCAAGAGATTGTACGTGTTTATCTGGGAGTTTGGGTATATCGATTTCATGCATGAAAAAGGTTTGTCTTGCCAGACGCTTAGACTTTCTTGAATGCTGGAAGTTTCCGCGGATGATGTACTTACAATTAGTATGTGATTTCCTGACAATGTTGTGGAGCAAACAGTTGTTGAATTTGAAAACGCTGATTGTATGATGTTCGTACTCGTGGAAGGTTATCATTTCTCACCCAAACATACCTAAACATACCCAAACATACCCAAACATACCCAAACAAACCTAATTCCACATTGGGATTGAGATGATGGACGAAGAAATGTATTCAACGGAATCCGAGAATGAAACGAATAATGGGGCAGGGGGTTTAGCGTGAGGTACAGGGGCATATGATAAAACACTTTACGGAGAAGTGATAGCAATGATGTACTTACATATTCCCAATTATCGATGCAGGTGGGCTCGGGTGTTTCGTAGTAGTTAATCGACAACTCGCAGGTTGCTGGTTTCGTGACATCGATATCGATGACATTTGATGTTGGCCTCTTGCTCGGGTCCTGACACGAGTTCAGTCGTAACTTCTATGAGGTTTACCGAATCAGCGTGCTTCGTTTCGTCTCCTTGCGACAGCTCGGCGATCGTTGATGCGCTGCCATCTGCACGGTCTCCTGAATCGGTGGTCGTCGCCTCGTCTTCATGACAAACGTTTGAAACCATTGTTGATGTGCTCCCCTTCACACGGTCTTCCGAGTTGGTGGTCTTTGTCGTGTCTGTTTGCCAACCGCTTGACGCGATTGACGAAGCGCCGTCTTTTACACGACTTCCTGTCCTGATCATTCGATATGCCTGTATCCCGTCTTCTCTCATGAAGAATTCAGACACGGGTTTTGCTGTCTCTTGGTGGTACCTTGGATTTCAGTTTTTCTTTGACGTTGAACAGCCCATGTTGCCACGCCTGCACCATCATTGCTGCACTGAACCAGGGACATAGTAGCCTCATGACGATCCCTGCAATACTATGATATCTGTCGTCTCTGTGAACAGAAAAAAGTTTTACTATAAATCGGCTCCTTTGCTTCTGGAACTAATACGTACGAGAATCAGTCTGAAGATAAGTTCTGGAAGCAGTTTAAATGGTTCTTTCATTTCTTACGTTGAAATAAGTCGTCCGGCGTTCACGTTCCTGTCTCCTGCACAGCTTCTGAGATTGACACAAGAATCTAGACATTTATATACCCAGTTGCTGACGTAAGATACTTCGTCTAGCCATTAAGTAATTATGGACAAAGGAACGGGTGTATTGAATTAGATTAGAGAGTGGGTAAGCAGATATATAATTTACTCATCGCCTAGATAATTATGCGCTGTATTGTGGAGCTTGTTTACAACCACATGAACTGAAATTTGTTTCACACACGGGACAGTGTTCCTCAATAACTCGACGGCAAATTTTATTGGTACAAAACGATGAGGAAAAGTCAAACTCTAAATGCGAACAACTCTTTTGGTTACAACAACAACCCTAACCCAAATGGAATTCCTAGCCCGAGCGCAACGCAAGAGCAACTTTAACAGACATTTTGCCATTGCGTCCGTACCACGCCTGTGAAGTCACTAAGCACCGCATACATCAGACTAAGCGATGGATTATAGCACAGAATGCATAGCAGGCATTCATTACACGGCTACAGCACCTACCCGCTTTCTGCTGCTGTTCCTCATGCTAGAACTTTGAACATCGAAAAACTTTTTCAATCTGTCGATTAGTTAGTAACTAATTACTGTGAGCCAGGGTAACCACAGGATATCAAGCACAGTGTCAAACCTAAACGGATGGTGACCTGTAGATTCATCCAGCAGAATCAGGTCCGGGTGAACCATTCTTCATAACGCACAAGTCAACAAGTACGCATCCGATCTTATCAAATTGTTATGTTCAAAGGAGACTAATTTCTCGATAGCCTGCAATGTGCCAGGTGGTAGCGTGGCGTCGAACGCACCCAAGATCATTCGAAATTGACTAAACGCTAAATCGAGTGCTGATTATTTTACAGATGTTTCATGATCTTAATATATAGTGGCACAAGTGGTAGAGTCATCAACGAAATGCAGCTGGCAAGTCCGTAGTTAAATGTCGAGTGCCGGAATGTCGGGAGTTTTATAACAAAAAACGAACGAACTTATATTATTAGTAATTATTTATTCAGAAACACACAATTATAAAGCATTTTATTTGCTATGCTAGACAGTTTGGAAGCACACAGACTAAATACAATCCAAAACGATTAGGACAAGATAGGGAAAAAGTGTGGTAACTGCTTAACTCTAGAGAATGCTTCTCAGCGTTCCCACTAGCAGAATTTCACTAACTAGCGGTATCAGCTAGATGTGAAGCTTAACACACCAACTTTATTCTTCATGTGTAAACTGTGTAATAGGGTCCCAATATTTCTTATGCAGTTCGTCGAAATTGGTGCTGTTCAATTCTTTGATCAACTTGCCATATGAATCTAAATTACGAATTTCATGGAGTGGTGTACAGATCCCCTCGCCGAATTTGAAGCAAATTGAATGCTGATCACAGCAGGGCTTGCCGAAACCCAGGCACTGAAAGCATACAATATAACATTAATTTTGTTGACGTTCATTAAATAAGTCACTATGCGCCATGTAATTAGGGAATTAGATTTTTACCGTGGTAGAAAAACAGAACTGTTTGTATCCCTCGTATGTAACAAAATTAACAATGACTATTGCGGAATGTAACCATTCATTGGATCGGAAAAGGGCCGTTGAATCTGTCTACAAATGCAGTGTGGAAAAATAATATATTAAACGATTTGTTTGTGTTCAAGGTGATGGTATTGGCCTTAATCATGTTTTGTTATTACAGATTGCATATTATTGTAATAGTGGACACTCAATTATTTGACTTATTGTCATTAATGTACTATTTATCGACGATGATGGTGATATATTGAATGACAATAAATACAAGAATGAAACACTTAACGGAGAAGTGACACGCAATGTACTCACATAATCCCAATTAGCCATGCAGGTGGGCTCGGGTTTCGGGGCTGGATCCTGTACTTGATGGAAGTTGATTGTCAACTCGGCGGTTATTGGCTTGGTGACATCGCATTTAAAGATATTTGATGTGCTCTCCCGCTCCTCTCTTGACGGCATTTCTGGAATGACTTCTACAATGTGTTCTGAATCGGCGGACTTTGACTCGTCTTGCTTCGGTTCTGACTCCTCGGGTCCCGGCTTATCTACTACGTCGTTTATCGGACCGGCCACCCCGTCTTCGCCCGCGAAGAATCCAGACAAGGGTTTTGTCCCGTCTTTTGTCCCCTCGAACTTCGGCTTATCTGCTGCGACGTTGTCTACATCGAGTGGCCAAGCCTGCACCATCACTGCTGCACCGAGCAAAAACAACAGTGTCTTCATGATCCCAGCGATACTATGATACGTGCGTCGTCTCTGTGAACAGAAAGAAGTGTAATTAAAAATCAGCTCTTCTTTGCTTCTCGAACAATTACGTAAGAGAATCAGTCCGAAGATAAGTTCCAAAAGTATTTCTTACGTTGAACAAGTCGTCCAACGTTCAGGTCCCCGTGGCTGCAGTGCTTCTGAAATGACTACAGGAATCCGGCCACTTATATACCCAGTTGCTGACGTCAATTACTTTGTCCAATCATCCAGTAATCGTGCCAGAAACCGTGCCAGAAAACGGGAATTTGAATTAATGAGCTGGGCATGTCAACGTGCTCACAACGCCTGTGGAGTTTGTTTATAACTGGATTTCCCCAGAGACAAAACAATGTTTATTGATAGCTAAACCGCAAATGTAATTGCGTCGAAACAATGAGGAAAAGTCAAACACCAAATACAAGCAACCGTTTTGTTGATGCTGCTTAACGAAGGGCCTTCTAACATGCTGAGATATTTAACCGAAATAACCTGTTTCTGTTCCTCTTCCATGTCGATTCCTGCCAGGTGGTCATGTACGTTGCATGTTGCATAGGATGGCAACGAACCAAATGGAAGTCCCAGCCCGTGCGCAACGCCAAGAGCAACTTTGACAGACATTTTTTCATTGGCCCTTGTACCACGCGTGTGAAGTTTTCTTCTTCTTTCTCAATTTGACAAACCTCCCGACTGATGCAGTGAGACTAGCCTGGCCACAGGGTCGACTCGTATAGTTTTTGTGACGAGAATTTTTGTGTAGATGATGATTATTTTTTGGAGAAGGGACCTACTTATTTAGGTGGGTTTCGAACCACCAGGAGTGCAGATTAAACACCTAAAAAAAATCTTTGGTGTCAGCAGGAATCGAACCCGGACTTCTCTCATCGTGAGCTGAGCACGCTACCCGCTGAGCCACTGTCACTCCCGCGTGTCGAGTCACTCCACACCGCACAAATCAGACTAAGCGATGGATTATGGCATAAATGCAATGCAGGCATTCGTTACACCGTTACAGCGTCTACCGCGTCTTGCTGCTGTTCCATGTGCTAGAATTTTAAACGTCGAAATAAGTTTTTATTTGATTGAGTGGTTTGTAACGAATGACTGTAAGTCGGGAGAACCACAGGTTATCGAACACGGGGTCAAACCCAATTGAATGATAACATGTACAATCATTAAGCAGAATCATTTTGGGGTGAATGATTCTTGATGACACATAGGTTATCAAGTCCATTCATAATTAATTAAGTAGAGGTTGGGTTCATTACAGTGATTTGAAAAATGGAAGATAACGCTTCCTATTACGTAATGTTTGTATCATTTAAAATTTTAAGATCCGGCAGCGTCTTGGCGCCAAGTATCAAAGTAATAAAAAACTATGAATACCCTAGGAGTATTTTTACGCTGAGGAAATGGCTGGTTGCCAAACAGGCGAGTGCCATCTTGTCGGCACTTCTATGTTTATTCACCTGATGTAGATTATGATAGATTTATTGGATTATTTAACAGGAGCCGAATCAACAAGTTTTATGATAACATAATCATTCGACTGAAGTTTAAAAGCAATATAATAATGTTTACGATTCCGAATTTACTTTGGCTTAAGATATAAAACGTTTTGAGTGCTTATGGCAGCCGTAGCGAACATTGCAGTTCTCTCCGTAGAACCAAGTGCACGCGTCTCAATTATTATCGCAATGAATCATCCCCCAGGAGCTAAAACGTTATGGCCAGTGCACCGCTGCCGTTCTTAACGTCAAAGCAAATTTATTACCGCTGGAGCTGATTCTATACATGGCGAACTTTCTGTGTTTTGAAGATTATCGATGTTTCATCCGCTCGCTTTGGCCCCATGGTAATGAAAGCGATTATTTTCGAGAAAAATTATGGCAACTATCTACTTACCAGTGTGCATCGATGTTTATAAATGGAAAACCATTGGCGATTGAATACAACTTCGATTCTTCAAGAATAAAGGAAGATCGCGTTCTCATTAATTATGACTCCTTGTTGCCTGTGTTCGGTGGGATAGTCCCTCCTGCGATAGACAAATTCCAAGGCGTTCCGAAGCTAAGCAAGTTTGTCAAAATGCACGTACATTTGGATATGTGTTCGGAGGGTGAACGCGCCTCCTGCCCGTGTAACTTGGTGAACGAAGATGGCCGGGGTTATGAAGTTTTTGTGAAGCCTCCGGTAGACGCATGTGAATATGGCCATTTTCATCATTATTGTTCGCAACACGTTTCAAACTGGTTGAATATTCTCGAGAAAACTTTGATTACCCTCCGACAAATGCAAGGATTTTTCGACGAGGACATTGCCAAAGCATTCGTACTCTCTCTAGATGACGCGGTATATGTTCGAGGGATAGAGATGCGTCGTCGAGGTCCCCTTCTCTACAGAGTCGTGCACTAGAATCAGTCTCACTATTCATGGAAGTGACAGTGAAAAGGATTACGACCGTGGAAGTGGTGCTGACCGATGATTACTATGTCTACATAATACTGGATCTAAAATCAATATAAAAATGGTCTCATGTATGTCACCCGGTTGTATGTTCTAATAAACTATTGTATAGTTATAGTTTACTTTCATTTATTTCCCAAAACCCTATCACTGTGGAGTGACAAGGTAAGCCGTTAGCAACCTCATCATCATGTAAGCATAGCTATAAAATTTGTTTCATGCAGTTGTTTGCCAACAGTGTTTGGCACAACGCCAAACGACTTAGCACCTGTTGTGGCGTCGATAAGAATAGAATTGCCTGGCACTAACGATTGCCAGACTGCCAGTAGTCACATCACAAGCGACTACATTTGCATTCTGGTCTAAGGATAGTTTTTATGGTTGACGTTTGCATGTCGAGATTTCTCCACCGAAAGTGGTTGAACTTCCAACATCTGGAAAAGCTGACAATGAAATTGGTGCTTGTAGGAAGCCCTCTGCAGCAGAGACCTTTTCATCCGATGATGATCGTGCTGACTTCTTGATCATAGTTTAGCTGCTGCCATAGACCAAGCGACGATTGTCGCCATTCGCGGTCTCGCACTGTTCGCAGAACATGCTTGGCAACGGATGGCCTCCGTAACGGTCATGATGGTTTTAGACAGACGGCTCGGTTGAGAAAGCGTTCAATGTTTTGGTCATTATAGCACATTGTACACATAATAAGAAGGCTTTGCCTTGTTAACAGACAGTGACTCATCGCGATGACTCATCGTTGTCTTTGCCTTTGTTTGTCTATCTCGGCCGAATCTAGGTCACATCTAGCTAACGTGCCTCCCGGGGTCTCACTGTCACGACGGAGTATCCCTGTCGCCATGGGAATCTCGGCAGCATTGCAGCATCTAAAAAAGATAAACTCCGGCACGCAGTAGCTGTGCTCGTGAATGGTTCTTTCGCTTCTATCCCCGCAATACCCCATCGACTAAGTCGAGTCATCTGAGTCGATGTTTGATGTCAGAATCATATGCTTAGGTTGTGTTGCACAATGGGTACCCGACGAACTGGTCGTCGGACTCGTTACTGCAGCCCTAGGTCTGGCAAACTCGAACATCATCCATGGTCTCTGGTAGTCTTTGGAGTTCGCATGATAGCAAGTGGACATACACATTCAAGCGCTCACAGCGCGAGACTCCAGGGACAAATATCTGGTGTTTTATCAAGGAAACAGTCTGCAAAAACTGTCCAATTTATCGGGTGCAGTGGTCACGTTGATCGTTTTATTGGCCTTAACGAGCGACAATATCATCCATCATTGTCTCAATAAAGTAATTGCTCAACATGTCATATAAAATGTCTTGATAAATTTGCGGGGATAGTTCGTTAGTGACTGTACAAGATGAAGTCTTCCAAGAACAATCGACTCTAGACAGGTGGTCATGACCGACACTGCCATGTTGATCGTGGCTTTACATACGATTGTGCTATGGCGTTGAGAGCCGTTAGCACTAACTATAATAATATATGTAGTCACGTGGGCGCACGCGAGAAATGTATTCTCCATGAATATTGAAAACATACAGAATTTTATAAAAATACATGAGGCCTTCGTTAATGCCCGTTTCATATTCAAAAATAACATGTTGAGTTTGTAAATTCAACAAATGACGTGACCAAACATCACTGTAATGAGTATTTGCATACAATAATTTTTCTTAGTACGTATGCTTAGCCGATCGATAACATGTGTACAATTGCTACAATCCAGCGATGTTATTATGTAACGGAAGGACAACAAGGCGTCAAGTCTTTATGGACATATACTAATGAACTTTTACAAAACATTTCTGAAGAAATGAAGATTGTGTACGGAACCGTCACAAAAAATGAGACAATGATTACAATTACGCGGTTCAGAGGCCGGCTGATCTTAATAACAACCAGGAAAGCCGAAGAAGAAACTTAGTTTCTGCTATATCGAGACGATTTTCAAAAAAAAAGAATGTCCGATGAACCCAATCTTCTACCTCGTAAGCAAGTGAACAGTCATAACATTGTGCAAGTGGTGGTTGCACAGTGCTCGTTAATAACGATCCAAGTTAATCCAAGCAACGATGAGAGAGACTTGAAACATTTTGTCGAAAGGAATTAAATCTCTGCTTAGTCACTTCACATCGCAGTGCACGCGGTAGAAATATAAAAAACGCATCTTCGCTAAGAGATTTCCACGTTCTCCAATGCATAATGTACGTTTCAAGGCCTTTCCGTAGGGGTCACACGTACCTTAATATAGATAAATAATTAGGTAATGGTAAACAGTGAAGCGATCGTGAATGTTTTTGTAGTGACTCTCAAAGTTTGGTGGAG